CTGAGAGAGTTCTTCAACCAGAAGAGTTCCAAGTAAATAATGAGTTTTGTCTTACTCCGTTTGTGAGTTCGTGGGAGGCAGCAGAGCTTGGTTTCTCGGCTTACGAAAAAATGCCTAAGAAGTTTAGTGATTTCTTAATTGGAGAAGTAGCTGCTCAAGTAGCACAAAAAACTGAGCAATCAATTTGGAATGGTGCTAATGCAACCGCAGGAGAATTTGATGGTTTTGTAACTCTATTCAAAGCAGATTCAGATGTAAGTGATATTTCAGGTACTACTGTAACTTCTGCTAATGTAATTGCAGAGATGGGTAAAGTTATTGATGCTTGTCCATCAGCTCTTTATGGTAAAGAAGATCTTTACTTATATGTATCTAAAAATGTAGCAAAGGCTTATGTAAGAGCTTTAGCTGCTCAAGGTGGTGGATATGAGAATAGAGTGAATATGTGGTACACTATGGATCAGCCATTAACATTTGATGGAGTTAATATTTTCTTAGCTCAAGGATTAAATGATAATCAAATGGTTCTAGCTCAAAAATCAAATCTTTACTTTGGTACAGGTTTACTATCAGACCATAACCTAGTTAAAACTCTAGATATGGCTGATTTAGATGGATCTCAAAATGTAAGAGTGATTATGAGATTTACTTCAGGAATCCAATATGGATATGGAACTGAAGTAGTTTTATACGATCCAACAGTATAATAAATTTTAAAGGGGTAGGGTTTTACTCTACCTTTTTTTTAACTTTTTAAAAAATAATAATATGGCTTGTACATTAACAACAGGAAGAAAATTACCTTGTAAAACAGGATTTGGAGGAGTTAAGAAAATTTACTTTGCAGATTTTGGTACACTAGGTGCTGTAACTGTAGATGCAGATGGAACTATATCTGCTTTTGCAGGTAGCCCTGCTTTTTTTGAGTTTGATGTAAAAGGTAACTCTTCTTTAGAATCTACAGTAAATAGTTCTAGAGAAAATGGTACTACATTCTTTGCTCAAACTATAAATCTTACATTGCCATTCTTAGATAATGCTACTCAACAAGAGCTACAACTAATTATAGTTGCTAGGCCTCACGTTGTAGTAGAAGATTACTTAGGAAATCAATTCCTTTGTGGTATAGAGAATGGGTGTGAAGTAACAGGGGGTACTATAGTTACTGGTGCAGCAGCAGGAGATCTTTATGGATTTACACTTACTTTAGAAGGGCAGGAAGAAAAAGCACCTGCATTTGTAGATTCAGGAGTAATAACAGCTAATGCAACTCAAATAACTCCAAACTAATATATATCTAAATTTTAGTTTAATTTAAGAAAGCACTCTAATCAGGGTGCTTTTTTATTTTACAAATTAATTTAATTAATTCGTTATATATGCAATGATAGTAATTACTACAAGTGCATCTCAAACTTTAAGCGTTATACCAAGAGAATATCTTGGAAGTTTTACTATAGATGTAAGAGATAACATTTTAAATAAATCATTTACTTATTTTGAAGATACAATAACTACAAGTGGGGATTTTATGCAATTCACTAATAGTTATGTAGATGATAGTGGTAATTCAATATTTAAAGAAGCTAGGTTTTATGATTTAGATTTATATGCAGATTTTAATATTTGGAATACCAATCTAAGTTTGTGGAATTTGTATGATGAGATTTGGCAAACAGATAGCAATCAAAAAGAAAGAATATATAAAGATAGAATATTTGTAACAGATCAAGACATAGATCAATTAAATGATAATGATCATTATAACATCAATAAGGATGTTTACAAAACAAACGATTCAGTCAATAATGAGTATATTGTAGTATGAAAAAAAGATTAAGAAATAAATTAGGACAATTCACAAAACACTCTAAATCCGAAGTAAGTTTTGTAAACCTAAATAGTTATACTGCTCCTGAAATAAAAGAAGTAGTAAACAAAGATTATGTAGAGTATGGAGAAGATAACAATTACTTCCAATATCTTATAGATAGATATAATGGTTCTCCTACAAATTCAGCAGCTATAAATGGGATTTCTCAACAAATTTATGGTAAAGGTTTAAATGCTACAGATAGCAATACAAAACCAGAAGAGTATGCAAAAATGATTACTCTTTTAAAACCAGGTATTGTTAGAAAACTTTGTTATGATTTTAAATTAATGGGTCAGTGTGCTGTTCAAGTTATTTATTCAAAAGATAGAAAAAGTATAGCTCAACTAGAACACATACCTATTGAAACACTAAGAGCAGAAAAAGCTAATAAAGAAGGAGAAGTTGAGGCTTATTATTATTTCAAAGATTGGGCAAATATAAAAAACTCAGATCAGCCAAGAAGAATACCTGCATTTGGTAAAAGTAAAGAATCTATAGAGATTATGTACATACAACCTTATTCCGCAGGATTTTATTATTATACTCCTGTAGATTATCAAGGAGGTATTCAATATTGTTTATTAGAAGAAGAAATATCTAACTACCATATTAATAATATACAACAAGGCCTTAGCCCTTCTATGTTAATTAATTTTAACAATGGTATTCCTAATGAAGAAGAAAGAAGATTACTAGAACATAAGATAGCTCAAAAGTTTAGTGGCTCTAGTAACGCAGGTAAATTTATATTAGCATTTAATGATAATAGAGATGCTCAAGCAGAAATTACTCCTGTACAATTATCAGATGCTCATCAACAATATCAATTCCTAAGTGAAGAGAGTACAAAAAAGATTATGTTAGCTCATAGAGTAGTTTCTCCAATGCTTTTAGGAATCAAAGATAGCACAGGCTTAGGTAACAATGCAGATGAGATTAAAACGGCTAGTATTCTTTTTGATAATACAATTATAAGACCATTCCAGGAACTATTAATAGAACACTTTGATAAACTACTTGCTTACAATGATATTGCCTTAAACCTCTATTTTATTACTTTACAACCTTTAGAATTTACAGAAATAGATGAGGATGTTCAAGATGATGAAACAATAGAAGAAGAAACAGGTGTAAAACAAGAAGAGCTTAGTAAACATCCACAATTATCGGATGAAGAAACAGAAGATATACTTGGATCACTTAGAGAAAGTGGTAAAGTAATGGATGAAGAATATGAATTTGTAGATGAACTAGATGAAGAATTAGGAGTAGATAATGAAGAATGGGCAAACTCGTTAATTAAAGAAAAAAAGAGTACACTATCTAAAATCAGAGATTATGTAGGTTTAGTTAAATCTACAGAAGATAATGTAGGAAGTGTAAGAGATGGAAGTGCATTTAGTTACTTAGATTCTAAAAATGGCTTATATAAAATTCGTTATAAGTATGCTATTGGTTCTAGAAAACCTATGGAAGAAGGTAATGAATCTAGAGATTTCTGTAGAGAGATGATGGCTTTATCAGGTCAAGGTATAGTATGGAGAATAGAAGATATTGATAGAGCTAGTTATCCTAGAGAAAAAGAAGTAGAGGTAAATGGAGCATTTAGGCATAAAGGCAAACCATACGATATATTTAGATTTAAAGGTGGAATATATTGTAGGCATAAATGGGTTAGAGTTTTATATAGATTAAAAAAGAGATCCGAAGTTAGTGAAGATTTAAAAAATTATAGAAAGGCAACTAAAAATGAAGTACCTGGATATATTAGAAATAGAAAACCTAGAGGCACTAACGATAGTGTAAAAGCACCTGAGAATATGAAAAACAGAGGAGCATATCCTAAATAAAATTATGGCAGTAGCATTATTTATAAAACCTGAAGATGTATTAAGAAATTCCATTATGGATGGAAATATTGATGTGGATAAATACATTCAATTCATTAAGCTATCTCAACAGATAGACATACAAAACATTACAGGTACTTCGTTATATGATAAGATAAGTACATTGATTACTACAGGAGATATTGATCTTAGTGATAATGCCAAGTATAAAACATTATTAAATGATTATATAGCTCCAATGTTAATATGGTATAGTCAAGTAAATATAATTCCATTTATTGCATACCAAATTAGGAATGGTGGTATTTTCAAACACTCATCAGAAACGGCTGAAACTGTTTCTAAAACAGAGGTAGATTATCTAGTAGAGAAAGCTAGAACTAATGCAGAGTGGTATCAGAGAAGATTTCAATCCTATATGGATTTTAACCAAAGCAACTTCCCTGAGTTTACCAATAATACAAATGATCAGATTTCTCCAACTAATGAATCAACTTTTAATGGATGGGTATTATGAAATATAAACCAAAAAAGAATAACATAGAGAAGTTAAAAACTTTTTTAAAAGAAAAAAAGAATAAAAATATAAAGAAAGAAAATGGCAAGTTTATTTAATACTAAAATCAGTAATACTTATGTAGGCCTTATCAAAACTATTGATAATGCAGTAATAAGCTCATCACTTAGAGAACTAACAGATGGATCAGGAAATCAATCTGGTTTATATATAAACACGGCAGGAGATTTCAAAGCTACAGGAACTTTAGAATTTGGTTCACTAAAAGATACAGGAGAAAACATAACCATAACAAAATTTGTAGATGAGGCTGATGGTATAGCCAATAATGATAATGATACAAGTATTCCTACCTCAGCAGCCGTAGTAGATTATGTAGCTGCAAGAATAACTTTAGAAGATTTAGATTTTAGTGGAGATAGTGGCACAGGTTCAGTTGACTTAGATAGCCAAGTATTCGCAATAGTAGGTACTGCTAACGAAATAGAAACCTCAGCAGGTAGTCAGCAATTACAAATAGGTTTACCAGACAATGTTACAATCGGTGGTAATCT